GGTCAGCAACGAACCGCTTCGTTAAGAAATACGGCGGCACGACTGACATTTCCCGCCGCTTAACGGTTGCTTTGCTGGCCGATGACCAGCCTAGAGACTGCCGGACTACTTACAACAGGGGAGAACCCGGCATTACTCCGCAAGCGGTCAATAATTGGGTAGCTGCTGGCAAGATACCGCCGAAGCGGCTGCCCATCATCGAGCAAGTTTACGGCGTAAAGCCGGAAGAACTGCGACCGGATAAGGTGTGGTTATGAAGCTGCCATCAATCAAGCTGCCCAAGCTACCATCATCGCTAATCCTGGCCCTTCTCGCGCTGCTATACGCGCACCTGTTGGCTAGCAATATCAACCAGCCTGATTCGCTCGTGAGGATAGCCGGTGAGCCTGGCTGCTACCGATACTTAGGCTACTCGAGCGGCCATATTGTCGAAAACCTGGATACCGGCGAGCTGAGTGTTTTTTATATCCGAAAGATAATTAAAGTGACTTCTTGCAAATAACACCCCCGCAAGCTGGTAAGCGGGATATTTAATTAACTAAATGAGGGAAAGACGATGAAAGTAGTAAGAAATATTGATATTGAAGGAACAGAAAGGCAGGTTAGCTGCCCCAATGGCGGATTTGTCAGCAGTCGGCTGGTTGTTGCTAGCGATAACGCCGGGTACTCCATGACCAGAACAATAATCCCACCAGGGGAAAAGCAGCATTGGCATTACAAGAACCATATAGAGACGTGCTACTGCATTTCTGGAAATGGAATTTTGACCGATGCCGCCACGGGCGAAGAGCACGCGATAGGAGCAGGGACAACCTACATCCTTGACAATAATGATGATCATTACTTCCAGGCTATTGAAGAAGTAGAGTTGATATGCGTGTTCAACCCGCCATTGGTCGGCGGAGAGTTGCACTCGCCAGACGGCTCTTACCCGTCGCCGCGATCAAATTCACCGACTTATAACGTCATCCCCGTTCCTATTGAAAAAGTAGTCGCTAATGACTACAACCCAAATTCGGTAGCCCCGCCAGAAATGGCGCTATTAGAAACCTCTATTTGGGAAGATGGGTATACGCAGCCGGTTGTTACTTGTTATGACGAAGAAAACGAAGTCTATGTTGTCGTTGACGGATTTCATCGGTATTTAACAATCAAAAATAGCGACCGCATTAGGGAGCGTGAAAAAGGGCTGCTGCCGGTGGTCGTGCTCGATAAATCTATCGGCGACAGGATGGCTTCTACTATCCGCCACAACCGTGCTCGCGGGTCGCACAACATTGACCTTATGAGCACGATAGTTGCTGAGCTGGTAGAAATGGGCAAAGGCGACAGGTGGATTTGTAAGCATATTGGGATGAGCGCAGACGAGCTTTTAAGGATGAAGCAGATAACCGGTGTTGCGGCATTGTTCAGCAACCGAGATTTTTCCGAAAGCTGGGAAGCTGAAAATGAATAAACGGATTTATCACCCGTTTCATGAATGGGAAGAAATTGAGGCGAATATGTGGGGCGAAGTTGCCAACCGCAAATTCTATTTAAAAAAGGCAATTGCCTTTACATCTGACCATAAAAAGTACGGGCGATTCATGGTTCGCGTCATCTGCGAGTGGCCTAACAGCTGCGAAAATGCGCTGACCGATCAAAACCTTAATAAAAAAGCGTGGATTGGTCACGCTGCGACAGCGTTGGCGCTGGCTTGTCCAGAGGACATAACCAGGGAGGCGTGGGGATATTTGACTGATGAGCAAAGAACACTGGCGAATAGAGAAGCAGATAGAGCCATTTCGATCTGGGAAAACAGTCGCCGATCGGGTGAAGGAGTACGAGAATACATGGATCGAGAGATGTTATTCTGATGGCATTCCAGACGAAGTTCCGAAAAAGCTCATGGATTCAAGGCGCGCACCATCATGGAAGGCGGTCGCTATAGCCATATTAAAAAACGACTTAAACCTGCACTCCCTGGGATTCCGGCCAAAAAGGTCTAAATGGTACGAGCCGTTAAAATCAGGAATGAAAAAGCCCAGCAAACAAATGAGGTTAATAAAATGAAGCGAATCTACAATAAAGACCTGAATGTATTTGATGCTGCAATGGATCGAATAGATTTTATTTTTAATAATTTCGAGCGGATATACCTGTCGTTTTCAGGTGGGAAAGACTCTGGCGTGATGTTGAATCTCGTGATTATGTACATGAGGGAGCACCAGATAACCGAAAAAATCGGCGTTCAAATCCTCGATAACGAAGCCAATTACGAAGATTCGCTTTCATTCATGAAAAAGATCATCGACGATAATCTTGACCTGCTCGATGTTTACTGGTGTTGCCTTCCTATCACTCTGCCGTGCACGGTCAGCAGTTACGCTGTTGAGTGGCGATGCTGGGGCGAGGACGATAAAGCCAGGTGGATTAGGCCAATACCGAACGACGATTATATCGTGACGATAGATAACCACGAGTTCGACTTCTTTGAAGAAAATATGCCTTATGACGAATTCTGGGATGGGTTCGCAGAGTGGTACTCACAAGACAAGCCATGCGCAAACCTTATTGGGATCAGGGCCGACGAAAGCCTTAACCGTTTCCGAGCGATAATGAATGACAGAAAGGTAACGATCGGCGGGAAGAACTGGACAAAGAAAAACACCGCGCATACGTTCAACTGTTACCCAATATTTGACTGGAGAACGGACGACATATGGACGGCGAATAGCAAGTTTGAATGGGAATATAACCGGCTCTACGATGTTTTTTACCGTGCCGGTGTCCCGGTTGGGTCTATGCGAGTAGCATCGCCGTTTATGAGCGAATCAAAATCCAGCCTATCTCTGTATCGAGTTATTGACCCATCAACATGGGCGAAATTGTGCGCTCGAGTTCAGGGGGCTAATTTTATCGCTACCTACGGGAAACAACTAAGCTACAGGAGCTTTTCTCTTCCAGAAGGTCACACATGGAAGTCGTTTACCAAGTTTCTGTTAGACACGCTGCCAAAGGAGGTCTCTGAAAATTTTAAGCAACGGTTCATCCAGTCGATTAAGTTCTGGGGGAGGGTGGGCCGTGGACTCCCAGAAGAGATTATCGAGGACATGGCTTCGAATGGAGTAAAGTTCGCGTTAAACGGCGTAACGCCTCATGGCGGAAACAGTCTGCGCCGTGTAATTATCAAACGCCCACCTGACCACTTGGATCAGCTTAGAACCCATAACTCGATGGTGACTTCCTGGAAGCGGTTTGCATTAACGATCTTGAAAAACGACCATACCTGCAAATATTTGGGGTTGGCCCCGACAAAAAGCCAGGCAATAAGGCAACGCCAGATAACCGAAAAATACAAAAACGTCTAAATCTGCCGGTGGCGTTCGTCGCGCCCCTCATCGGCCTGGCCCACCGATCCGGCGAAATGGTGGCCTGACAGCCGGGAAAGACCGGCGCTAACTTAGGAGACAATCATGGCAGCTAAAACCAACAAATTTATATTCAGATGTGATTTTGATGAAAATATTTATTTCATCGGATACTCATGGCGAAACGATAACGGCAAGCTATTTAAGCGAATTGCGGCAACCATCCATATTGACGATATTGAGGGTGTTTTTGGCGAGGCTGTTTATGAGAAGGCTGTAGATATTATTCCTGGCTCTAATGACTTCCTTGACTAACTTAGGAGAATGAAATGGAAGAGCTTATTAAAGCAGGAGACAAGGTTTCAGTTGAATTTAATAATTCAATGGTTACTCTTTGCAAGGCCGCAGAAGTTGTTTATGTTCCTGTATCGGAAGGCGATAGCTGGATATTTAAAGATTGCCTTAACAATAAAACACACTATGTTTCTGAGGGTTGCACGGTAACCCGTTTAGATGATCCATGCTAAACTACCACCTCGCCGTAGCTGGCGAAGAACAAAGCGCCGTGGTGGCGCAATTAGCGGAGACATTAGTCTCCTAAATTCTGGCCGCTTCGTTTGGAGCCTCCAGATCACCAAGATCGCCCGCTAGGCAACACCACCCATCGGAGCGGTCAGAACTTAGGGGATTTTTGTAGTGCAACAAAAAAATTCATTCATTCTATACCTCGATCAATCCGAGCTGTTCGGGAAGCTATCCGACGAGCAAGCCGGAAAGCTCATCAAACACGCATTTTCCTATGCTTCTGGCAATAGCGGCGACCACGACGACCCTTTGGTTGATATGGCGTTTACCTCAATCAAGCAGGCAATGCGCCGAGACATGGCTAAATGGGAAGCCCAAAAAAAACAACGAGTTGAAGCTGGCAAAAAAAGCGCTGAAAAAAGATCAGCGAGGGCCAACGAAGAGCAACGAGAGTCAACGGTCGTTGTTTCCGTTGAAAAAGCTTCAACGAATCCAACTGTAAGTGTTAGTGGTAGTGTTAGTGGTAGTGTCAGTGTTAGTGGAAGTGATAAACCAAGTTCAAAACACTTGTCGCGCAAGCACGACGTTGTGGTCGAAATAATCGACTACCTGAACGCCAAGACTGGAAAATCATTTAAGCCGGTCGATGCTCACGGCAAACATATCAGGGGAAGGCTGGCTGAAGGTCACACCATTGCAGACCTGAAAGCCGTGGTAGATCGCAAGACCCTGGAATGGAAGGGCACCGAGCAGGCGCAATACCTGCGACCAGCGACATTGTTCAACGCTGAGAAGTTCAACCAGTACATCGGGGAAGTTGACCAGCCACTGCCGAGACACTTAGGCAAGGGCGTAGAAACGACCGCCGAATCAGTTGACCGCATAAAAGCTCAAGCACAGCGAATCGCTGCAAACATGGAGGCCCGGCAAAATGGATAAGGCAGAGACCCGGCTTCGGTTATTGATAAAAAGGCACTTAACGCCGGAACTGTGGTTGGTTGGTGATGAAATTGAGCTGAAAAGAATAAGCGCCCAGATTAATCAAGAAACTCCTAGATACACCGAGGAATCATGGGCGATGCTAAGCGATGCTTTGGAGCTGCTAAAAGAGCTTGAGGAATCAAACAATGGATAAAAACCGCGCTCACTCGCCAGAAGAGCTAGCGAAGCAGGAATGGGATGTAATAACAGAGCCGCAGGCATGGATTGATGGTTTAGAGAAGGCGTATTCACCAAACGCTAGTGATGTTGATTGCGCCATGCAGAATATGGGGCTGCATATCTCTGAGCTAGAAGCAGAAATATCGGCGATGAGAAAGTTAAAAAATGGATAAATCAGACCTGCCACAATTTGCCGAAGTATGGGCGACCGCTTGCGAGGTTGCCGGAAAGCCAGCGAGCGACCTTGCTATCGAAATGGCGTTCAATGTTTTGGCTAGGCACCCGTTCGAGGATGTGCGCCGGGCCGTGATGACGCACCTTGAGACTAGCCAGTTTGTGCCGAAGCCAGCCGACATTAACAACCTGATTGCTGGCGATCCAAATAGCAGAAAGCTGGAAGCCTGGGCCAAAGTGGAGTCAGCGATCCGCAGAATCGGGAGTTATCAGACAGTCGTGTTCGATGACCCGGCAATCATGGTTGCGATCGAAACAATGGGAGGCTGGATAAAACTCTGCGAAATATCCGATGATGAACTTCCGTTCAGGCGCAACGAGTTCACGAAGCTCTATTCCGTGCAGCCGCCTAACCAGTGGCCCCAAAAACTTATCGGCATAACTGAGGCTAGGAACGCCGGAGAGCACCCTGACAGCGTCCCTGAGCCGCTTTTAATCGGGAAGAAGGAAACCGCACGACTGGTTTACCAAAAAGGCGGTGATCGGCGGCTAGAAGTGGCCGCGCTGAGAATAGAAAATAATAAGGAGCAGCAATGAAACAAAAAAGAGATCAAAAATTGCCGGCAAAAGGTGAGGAGTTTGGCAACCAGGTGGTTCTATACCGCATCCCCGTCGAGCGATACCCCGAAGGGCATAAGCTGGCCGGGCAGAAACTCCCGTCTCGAATGAGGATGCTATGCAACTGCGGAACAGAATGGACGGTTAGCGTTAGAGCATTGCGGGACGGAAGCCATTGCTGTTTAGGTTGCTCGCAGAAGAAGCGATTGGAGAAGGTTCGCAAGCCTGTTGGTGACGAACAGCCGCCGATGACCAGACAGGCTACCGAGTTCATCCTGGCGATGCGCCGGGCGGCAAATGGGGTGATGGCATGAAACGCAGAAAAACATTATTACCAGACCCAAAGCGCGAAACGATGCTATACGCATTGCACTTGCAGCAGCAGGAATACCAGGCAGCAGAGCAAGAGCTGGCGACATTGAGACAGGGCGTGGGCGACCGACGGCCATTCCGTGAAGCGATCCGTGACGCAGCGCGGCGGATTGAGATTATTGGCAAACTGCTAGATTCGGATGCAAGTTAATGCCCTACCTATCCCGGTCGCTCGTAGGATTTCACCCGGCCAGCACGGAAGATGCCGAACAGCTAAAAGACGTGGAGCTGGGAGACAAGGTTGAAGTGGTTATTGCTGAGAACCGGATAACCGAGAAGCAACGATCCGCGCTCCATGTTTATCTTCGGCAGGTGGTTAATGCGCTGAACGATGCCGGTCTGGATCAACGAGTCGTGCTAAAGCCAGAGGTGGCGATTCCCTGGACGGAAGCATCGGCAAAAGAACATCTATGGCGACCGATTCAAAAACTAATGACTGACAAAGTTTCGACGACCGAGCTTGATACGGTTGACCCGTCAGATATTCACCGGGTTCTTGATAAACACTTGGCCGAGAGGTTTGGAATATCATTCCCTTGGCCGAGCAAAGAGGCCCCGATGGTAGGTGAAGGTCGCCACAAAAAAGTTTAAGAATAATTTATCGCAATGGCTAAAAGGTGGTAAAATTATGGTTATGAACTGGATTAAAACAGAAGACAGGTTGCCGGAATGACCAAATACAGGATAGTTCAAACGACTGACACAACGACAGCGCAACCTGGTATTGGTGGTGCTTGGGTAGACGTTGGCGATGCTCCGAAATGCCTGCACGATTCCTGTCCTCAATGTAACGGCACGGGGCAGAAAATAGATGGTAGCGGGTGGTGTATGCACAACATCGCCTGCTCATGTCCGAAGTGTTCGCCGCGATGACGATACCAATTAAAAAAGAGCCGGATGAATTAGCAGGGAATTTTTTTGGTGCTGTTGAGAAATGCTCATTTTGCTCTAACGAAACTAAGTTTTGGCACGAGAACACCAATAATCCTGTTTGCCCAGATTGCAGCAAGGAGCATAAGGTTTCGGAGCTGGTAGATTATGGGAAGCGTATACGTGCGGCAAAACGGAAGGCGGCAATATGACAAACCTACGCAAAGCCGCCGAAGGCCGAGAATGTCAGATACGCCTGCCGGGTATTTGCAATTTTAATCCCGATACGAGCGTATTAGCTCATCTTAACGGCGCAGGCTTGGCGATGAAGGCAGACGATCGGCATGGATCGATAGCCTGTAGCTCATGCCATGACGTAGTAGATGGAAGGGTTAAGACTGAATTTAGCCGGGAATATATCGAGCTGGCGCATCATCAAGGTGTGATCAGGACGCAAAAAATCTGGATACAGGAAGGGTTTATGTAAGAAACCTCTCATTGCCAGTGGCAGTAAGAGCAAAAAGGTTCCGCTGAACCCGCCTGGCAAATCAGCGTTAAATTCATTTAAGGAGAGTAACCATGAGTAAAGTAGGCGTATCACTAAAAATTGACGTGACCAAGATCGACAAGGCGCGATTGTTCGAGGGCAAAAAAGGGAAGTACCTGGATGCCACCGTTTTTATCGACCTTGGCGATGCTGACGAATACGGCAATCACGGCATGATCACGCAGGACGTGAGCAAAGAAGAGAAGGAGCGCGGCGACCGTGGCGCTATTCTCGGTAATGCAAAGGTGTTCTGGCAGGGTGAAGGGAAACAGCAGCAGAGACCCGTAGCGCCAAGCGTATCAGGCCCGGCAAGCGGGTTTGATGATGACCTGGATTCTATTCCCTTCTGATGGACAACTGGACAGAATCACAGCGCGAAGCGTACGAGGAAAGATCGGCAATCCTCGAATACGATGCCGGGATGACTCGCGCAGAGGCCGAGGCTAAGGCGATGGAATTGGTGGAGGACAAATAAATGGAAGCAATAGCGGGTAAGGTGTTTTTAACGTCGGGGTTAATACTTTTTGCTCTGTGCGGGTTTATTGCAAAATTTCCCGAAACGCGGTTATCGGATCGTGCGGTAATGGGGGTTGTGGTTGCTTTCTTTGCGTCGGTAGCGGTTTTTGTCGCTTCTGGCCTGGCTTATATCTGGTTTTGAGCAAACTAGAAGATACCCTCTTGCGACAAATGCGCGCTGTCGGCTTGCCAGAGCCTATCAGAGAGCTTCGATTTGCTGCGGAGTACGTAGGCAAGGGGCCAGGGCTAAGAGAGCGTCTAGCGGCTGCTGGCTTAAAAGACTGGCGTTTCGATTTTTGCTGGCCTGATCTAATGTTCGCGGTTGAGGTAGAGGGCGGAACCTGGGTATCAGGTCGCCACAGTCGCGGCGCCGGGTTTGAGGCTGACGCAATAAAGTATGGTGAGGCTATGCGGCTAGGCTGGGCGGTTTATCGCTGCACGACTGGAATTATCAAATCAGGACAGGCGGTAGAGCTTATCGAAGCGTTAATAAAGCAGAGGAAACTGCTATAATAATCACTCACTGGTAACCAACGCCTCGCCGGGTTAATCCCCGGCTTTTTTTCGCCCAAAAAAAACCGCCCGAAGGCGGCTGTTAGGACGATGATAGGTTGTTATGTAGGCGGTTCAACTGGTTTTCTGTCAAACCCGAATTGCGACCCCTGCATGGACACAAACCCGCTGCACCTTTCCCATTTTGGGTTTGTCATGGTGGCCATGTCGGTGTCGCTGTCTACAAGGTCAGAAATCCATCTTAGCGATACCCCGTCGTGGCCAACTGCAACATCTAGCAGGGTGACATAAGAAGGGTGGCTATGGATTGATCTTGGCGCTCCAACTCGCCTCAAATGCTCGTTAATGCCATCAGCTACAACCGTCTTTAAAAATGATTCTATTGATTCGTATCGGTCAGTCATCGTCATATCCTCAGTTAAAAGCAATCACTAGCACCATCAGGGCGCTGAAGCCCACCAGGGCGGTTTCAAGTATCCAGTCGGGGCGGGTCATTTCTAGGGACGCCATTCTGGATTGGCGGCGATATTGTCATAAAACTCAATAGCCTCATCGGCAGTGTCGAGGGGATACAGCCTCTCTGCGTTCACCGGATACCAATACTCTGGAATAAAACACCCGGTCGTTTCGGAATAGTGACCTTCTACATGCACAATCTTGTCGGAGTTAATCATCGTCGTTTCCTCGTTTAGTAAAAAGCGTTTCTGTCGTGTTGTAGCCTATTATAATGACTATTTCGTAAAAGTAAACTATTTTTAAACTAAATAATAAAAATAATTAAGGAAGCCAAAAACAAAGCCGATTGACACAAATTGCGCTAGCTGTTACCTAAAGGCCTGAATTTGGTATAATCAACAATTTCGGGGGCTAGTCATGTCACTAATCAGGGATTCTCGCGGAGTAGAAGTGCCAGTGCTCCCGATCGTATCATCGTCGGCCATTACCACGTCCGGCACGTCACAGCAGACCGCAATCGTTGACACTAAATGCGCTCGCATTGTGTGTACCGAAGATTGTTATTACGAAACTGGATCAAACCCAACCGCAGCGGCTAGTACCGGCGTTTATCTTCCGGCTAACGTAGTGGAGACTATTGGGTTTGAAAATCCAGATACGGATAAGATCGCGGTCATCCAGGTAACAACCGGTGGCATCTTCAACACTACCATCTTGAGGGTTTAATCATGGCTAAGATGGGAATCACACACGTTCAATCCGCGCTTGGCCTAATCCTCGCTTTGCAGGATGGCAAGGTAGAAGAAGAACTCCGCAAGCTCGCAGAGTCAGCCGACGAAAATAATCGGATTCTGGCTAAGGCTATCGAGGCTCAGGAATCAGCCGACAAGACAATGGCCGATGCTCTCGACATAAAGGCAGAGTACGAACAGCAGTTAAGCATCGTTAACGATCTGCGCGAAGAACTCGACAAGCGATCGCAAACGCTCGACGAAGCCACCGAAAAACTGAAAGCAGACCGCAAGAAGTACGTTGACGAATACAAAGCGTTCCACGAGAAATCCACGCAGCAGGCCCACGAGCTTGAAGAGCGGCTAGCTAATACGAAGAAGCTGGAAAAGCAGGCGAAGGGCAACGCAGAAAAATCGGCATCTATCCGCGCAGAACTGGAAGATCGCCAGGCTAAACTTCAAGCAGCAATGGCAGGCTAATGCCTAACTATGGCGAGTACGGTGAAGTATTGCGCGCAAGGGTAGGCGTAGACGCCTCTACCAACATCGGGCTAACGTTCATCCTCGAACCTGAAATTGGCGATAAGATCACCCGTACCGAGTCTGACGGCGTAGCAGTGGGAACGGTAGACGTTACGGTGGGCGATGAAACCTACAACGCTAACGAATACCTGGAATACACCACCGTTAGTGGCGATCTTGAATACGTCGGTCGATGGCGCAAGCAGGCTAAGGCCAAGCTATCGTCAACGGTTGAGCGCGTCGGCAATCCCGAGCGGTTCACGGTGCTCGCGTAATGGCAGGTGGCCGTCCGAAGTTCGAGATAACTCCTGAGATATTAGCCAAGGCTAAAGAGCTTGCATCGCATGGCCTAACGCTTCAACAGATCGCCTATTCGCTAGGGATTCACTACGACACCCTTAACGAAAGACGCAAAGAATACCCCGAGTTTTCCGAAGCAATAAAAGAAGGGAAGGCGCTAGGCATCCAGAAAGTAACCAATGCGCTGTTCGATAAAGCCACCGAAGGGGATAACACGGCGATGATCTTTTACCTGAAGAACCGTGATCCTGATAACTGGGAAGAAGTGCAGAAACGCCGCATCACTGGCGAGGACGGACAGCCGATAAAGCACGACCACACCTGGACGGTAAAGGTTGAGAAATAATGCCCACGATGCAATGCCCCGAAAAGCTGCTCCCACTGATCGAGAAGCGGAAGCGGTACAAGGTGGTTATCGGCGGTCGTGGTTCGGCTAAGTCCATGACAGTCGGTGACATTTGCCTGATGGACGCACAGACGCAAGGCATCAAGACTGCTTGCTTTCGTGAATACCAAAACTCCATTGATGATTCTGTCCACGCGCTGCTATCCAACGAGATCGAGCGGTTAGACCTGCAAGGGTTCGAGGTGCAGAACTCACGCATACTGCTTAACGGTGATGATGCTTTTAAGTTTCGCGGCATGGCTAGAAATCCCGAAGGCATAAAATCAATGCAGGGGTTTCATCGGTTCTGGGTAGAAGAGGCCCAGACGATCAGCCACAAATCACTGAGAGCGATTACGCCAACGCTCCGAGAGGAAGATTCCGAACTATGGTTAACCGGGAACCCGCAAAGCTCCGCAGACCCGTTTAGTCAGCGGTTCATTAAGCCGTTTGAAAAACAGTTATTGAATGACGGGTATTATGAGGACGACCTGCACCTGGTCATTAAGGCGAACTATATCGATAACCCGTTCTTCCCCGAAGTGCTGGACGCTGACCGCCGGTATGATGAGCAACACCTATCGACGGCGGAATACAACCATATCTGGCTAGGCGACTATAACGACGAGGTAAAAGGCTCGATCATCCCGGTTGATTGGTTTAATGCGGCGATCGATGCTCACGTTAAGTTAGGGTTCAAGCCCACCGGTGCAAAGGTGGCCGCACATGATCCAAGCGATGAAGGCGGAGATGCCAAGGGTTACGCGCTAAGGCATGGCTCCGTGATCCTGGACGTGGCCGAGAATGAAACCGGCGACGTGAATGAAGGCTGTGATTGGGCAATCGACCGGGCGATTAGTGCTGGCGCTGACTGGTACGCGTGGGATTGTGACGGGCTAGGCATATCGCTGAAGCGCCAAACCCTTGCCGCTTTCGATGGCAAGAAGGTTGAAACGGTCATGTTCAAGGGGTCAGAAGCGCCTGACGATAAGGATGCGATCTATGAGGCCGCTTCTGGCGAGTCGGCTAATACCGGCAAGACTAACCGGCAAGTATTCAGGAACAAGCGCGCACAATACTATTGGCGGCTGCGTGATCGGTTCTATAAAACGTTCCAGGCGGTCACTAAAGGTGTTTATATCGATCCTGACGAACTGATCAGCCTGTCATCCGATATTGACTGTCTTGACCAGCTCAGGGCCGAGGTGTGCCGGGTGCCGAAGAAGCCGAACCCGAACGGGCTTATCCAGATAATGAGCAAGGCTGACATGGTAAAGATGGAAATCGGCTCACCCAACATGGCGGACAGCCTGATGATGTCGATGATGATCCCGCAATCGAACGAGCAATTCGAGCCTATCAACTTCACGAGTGAATGGTAATGATCACGGGTAACTTCACGGCTTTCACGGATAAGCTCACGGATAAGCTCACGGATAAGCTCACGGGTAACTTCACGGGTAACTTCACGGGTAAGCTCACGGGTAAGCAGGGCGTGACCAACTAGAATCAACTAGGGCAAAGCAAGATGGCCGACGACATACTAAAAACGGCACTCGAACGATTCGAGATAACCGAGCAGCATGACAAAGAGCAGCGGCAGAAATCCATTGAGGATCGCCGCTTCGTTCATGCTGAAGATGGGCAATGGGACGATGACGCGATCAGCAAGCGCCAGGATCGCCCACGGTACACGATCAATAAGGTTGCGGGAGCGATCGACCAGGTTACCGGCGATCAGCGGCAAACTCGGGTAGATATAAAAGTTCGCCCGGTTTCTGGTGGTGCGGACGAAAAAACGGCTGATATTTTTAACGGGCTGATTCGTAACATCGAGGGGCAATCCGACGCGGCTGCGGCTTACGACAATGCGTTTGATGAAGGGGTTGCTGGTGGCTACGGCGGCTGGCGCGTCCTGACTGAATACAACGACGATGATTCGTTCGAGCAGGACATACGCATTGCGCCCATTATGAGTGCAGACAGCTCGCTCTATTTCGACCCGGCATCGACCAAGTATGACAAGCGCGATGCTAGCTATGCGTTCGTGGTGTCAACGGTGTCAGTTGAGGAATTTAAGCGGCGCTGGCCAGAGGCGACCATTACCGAATGGTCACAGGTTCAGCACAACAAGAGCAACTGCGAGGGCTGGTACAACGAAGGCATGATCCGCGTGGCGGAGTATTGGGTTAAAGAGCCGGTAAAGCTAAAACTCGGGCTAATGTCTGATGGCCGTGTGATTAACCTGGAAGAAGAGCAAGACGTATTAGACGAGCTGGCAGCGACCGGCGTTACTGTTGTCAAAACTCGCACAGCCGATAGCCATAAGGTTGTCAGCTACAAAATGAGCGGCGGCGAGATACTGGAAGGGCCGAAACCGTGGGCGGGTAAATATATCCCCCTGGTGCCGGTCTACGGGCGCACGACCATCATCGACGGCAAGCCTTATATCCGTGGCATGGTTCGCTTTGCCAAAGACCCGTCACGCATTTACAACTACGCGACCAGCGCATCGATTGAAGCAGCAGCCCTGACACCTAAAGACCCGATATGGATAACAGCGA